CGTGTCTGGGTGATCACATACCATCGGTTTTGATGCGTTTGCAATCATTCCATCTCTTGTATGTTTATGTAGTAAGATTGGATTTGGTTCTACTGGTGTTCCCCAGAATAAACTACCGACCACTGCGAGGATTATTATCGCACCATAAAAAACAAAATTAATATCTTCTGGGTCTTTGAATATTGTCATGTCTAATTTCCATTATAACGTCACAATGTCATACAAAGTATATTTGAAATCACACGTTGCAGTAAGATATTCAACATCAGTTGCATTTTGATTGTAATCTAATCCACTTAGTGATGCTGGGTAAATATCTCTAAACCTAACCTCCACCAGTGGATTGTTTTTATTTGAGAGTATTGTTAGAGTTGCATCTCCAAACAAACCTCTCTTACTCGTTGGTGGTTTAACATCACCTATATCATTACTGATACCTCTTTTTGCAATTGGGGTAACAGACTCATCCTCTCTAAACTCAGTAAATTGTTGTCTACTTTTTGGGAAGCCTATACCAAATAACCACTTTTGTAATTGTATATAATTTTCCAAACTCTCGTCTACTATAAAACTTATGATAAGATTATCAAATGTAAGTTTGTCACCTTGCACTGGAACATCTGTAAAAGGTGTAGGAAAGATTGCATCTGCAAGAGTAATACTTGGAAGATTACACGCAGTTGTGAAAAATTCTACTTTGGGTAGTTGAACTATAGAAAATTTGAACTGAGTCGGACTTGCATAGTCTAACTGAGTTGGTTGTCTGTCTATTCCGAATGTTTGTGCCATACTATTATTTAGTCAAAAAAAAGAGGGGTCTTGCGACCCCTCAAGTTTACACTAATAATATTATACTGATTACATGAGGTTTGTGACTTTAACTCTTCTGTAATACTTGTTAGTATTTGCAGTGATAGAGATCGCACCCTCAGCAGAAGCTGCAACTGTCCCTGTGTGGAATGGGTTTGCGGCAATACCATATCGAGTTTTGAAACCGATTTTTGGTTGGAAAGTGTGTTCCCCAACTGCACGAACCATTTGTAGTGGAACGTATGGGCAGTAGAACATACCAGCATCGTATGGTGATGTTCCTTTGTATCCAGCAACGTAGTACTGTGATGCGGCCACGTTAGCTGCATATGGGTCTACATACACTCTGTATCGTCCGTTAAGAACTCCAGCAAATGTAGTTGTTGTGTCGTCAACATTTAGGTTGTTAGCAAGAGCAGGTGTGTAATCAAGTACCCCAGCCATTTGTAGTGCAGATGCAACATCAGCAGAACATATGATTAGGTTACCTTTTCCTCTACGAGTTTGTTGACCGATAGCGTTCGCATCTCTTTCAAGTGAGAACATTAGACCTTTGAACTTTTCAACTGACCATCTACCATTTGAGTCTGTATCTAAGTCAAAGATACCAGCAGTAGTTGTGTTCACTTGAGCACCCTTAACAGCAGAAACGTAGATATTTCTAACAACTTCTCTGTTTATCTCTGCAAGTATTTCAGCAGATAGGATGTTTGCAAGTTCAGTTTCAGCATCAAGACCATGTATCGCTTTCAAGTCTTGTGCAAGTTCCATTGTGTACTCGGCCTTTAATGCACGAGTCACAGCGGTCACTGTGTGCTTCTCAATTGAGAACGCCATTTCTGCAAAAGTGTTTGTTGATGAGTTATCACCTAACGCTTCACCTTGTGCAGTAGTCATACCTGTTGCAGTTTCGTATGTTCCAGCAGATGGACTGTCGTTAAGAACAGCAGGGTTAGTTGCAGTATCAGTGATATCTCCACCACCTGTTGTTCCTTGTGCGTTCTGGTTTGAGAAGTCTTGTTGTGATTCGTCAACAAGCATTTCTGCACCAGTTTGTGATGTTTTTCTTGATCTCATCGCAAAGATAAGACCAGTTGGGCCAGTCATTGGTTGTACACCACAGATGTCGTATGCGATCAGATTAGGCATTGACCTTCTGACAAGTGAGATCAAAATTGGATCCCAATTATCTATTGAAGTACCAGTGCTGTTTTCTGGTGCGGCTTCAGATAGAAACGCTCTATCTTCTCTGAGTGCCTTTTCTTGGTTTTCAAGAATTAAAGTGGTAACTGCCCTTTTATAAGAATCTTCAATTTTTGGAAGATCTGGGTGTGCAAGGACTGGCGACCACTTCTCTTGTAGATGTTCTGTCTGAAACATAATGCTTCTCCTTTTAAATATTTATCTACTTATTTATAATTTTCGTTACTTTGCACCATTGCCAAACTTACCGATTGCTCTCATGTAAGAACTCATAGATTCGGTAGTATCAACGTCCTGTGCATTGCCAGTTTCCACATCATCAACTGTTTGAGTCTCAACTGGTTTCGTCTTTGGGAAATAAGACTCTTTCAAAGTATTCAACTTCTCTTTAAAAGATGACTCATCTGTGAACTCCACATCGTCAGTTAGTGACTTAAACTTTTCAATTTCTGTGTCGGCCAAATCTTCGGTTGCCTCAGATATGACCTTATCACGAATTAGAGATCCGTTATCTTTTCGTAATGTTACGATACTGTGTATCGCTTCATCTAACTTACCCTCTAGTTCGGTAATCTTTTCAGATTGTGCCTCTAGTACATCGTATTTTTCATCTGGTACGTCAACATAATGATCTTCAAATAGAGTTTTCAACCCAGAAATGAAATCTTCTGCGATCTCTCCTTTGAGACCCCTTTCGACTGCGAGTTCATTTTCCTTCATCCATTCTTCGACAACGTAGTTGAGATAGGTATCAACCTTTTCTGACAACTCTTCCTTTGTCTCTTCTATAGACTCATTAAGTTCTGATTTGTATTCTTCTTCTAATCTTGCAACTTCGTCACGAATTTTTGACTTGACTGCAGCTTCGAATACTGTTGCGGCCTTTCTCTTGAACTCTTCTGAGAGGTCACCCTCTCCGTTCATAAGTGCATCAACGTGCTCTGAAACATCAACGGACTTTAATCTCTCTTTGATTGCTTCATTCATATCGTCATCTTCTTCGTCATCTTCATGACCACCCATTTTGTGCATAGCTGCATACATTGCCATCATTTGTGGTTTTGTCATTTTTGTATTTAACTTGTTCATCATGGCTGCATGAAGTTTCTCTTTGGTCATCTTCTTTGGATCTTCTTCATCATCCATTTTTTCGTGATGACCTTCAGATACTAAGATTGTCATATCCTCTGCCATGACTTTCTCTTCGACACCATGTTTGAACTGCACATCATACCACTCAACATATCCGTCATCTGTTGGTATTGCGTGTGAACCATGTACTGGTTTACCCTTACCCCATACTGGGTGTTCTACCACAGTTGCACAATCGTGGTCTTTTGAGTGACATAATGCCCTGATTTCCTCGTCTGAATAACCTTCCATAGTTGCACCATTTCCGTTTTTCTTCTTCTTTGCATGATCCATTTCTGCGTGGGCCATTGCGTTTAGTTTTTTCATTTTCTCTGGAGCACCCTCACCTTTTTGGGCTGCATCTCCACCAATTTCCTTGGCGGCTCCAGCAACTTTCTTTGCTGGTGCATCTCCTTGAGTTGGTGATACAACTGCTTTACCAGTGTCTTGCATTTCACCATTCTTTACTTTTTTCATTGGTTCGGCTGCAACTGCACCTTTTGTTGGTGCATCATGCATTCCCTCTTCGAGCTCAGCCATAACTTCCGCTTCTAACTCTTCTATAGTTTTTTCTGTATTTGACATGGGGATGTCTCCTTTTAACTTTAATATTTATTTATAAATTATAACTTTTTGAGAAACCTTATAAATTCTAAGGTGTCCTCGTTTGCCTGTCGTTTACGAACTCTCTCGTTTATTCTTCTTTTTGCACGTTCTAGTTCTGCCTCTACGAGTGAACCATTGTTCCAAACCCACTCTTTACCCTCCATGATACCCTCTACAAAAGCATTTGGAGCGGAAGGATCTGCAACAATATCGGCTGCAGTCGCCAGGTAAAAGTCATTTCTCACATAGTTAGCACCATTCTTTTGGTCTAAACTCCCCATTCCTCTTGATGAAACTCCAAGTTTTGCACCCTCGTCCATCAAAGATTTAACAATATTTCCCATTGGTGTTTTAAGTATCTTCGCTTCACCAATGAAATTCTTTCCGTCTGGTTTGAGAGATGTAATCATATGTGATGCTCTCTCAAGATTTACTGTTGGGCCATCTGGGTGTCCTAACTCACCAAACGCACGATTCTCGTTGATATACTCTTTGTTATATCTGTTTACTTCTTTATTTAGGACTTCCATAGGATAGACACGACCATTTCTGTTCTTTATGTCTGCTTGCATAAAGATACCTCGTATCTTGTAGTCCTTTTTTCCATTCTCGTTTTCTTCGCAGATATACTCTACGTCCTGTATTTCTTCTGATATGAGTTTTACTGTCTGTGTCATATTGAATTACCCTGTGCTACAATCTCTACATGAACTGCACCATCACTACCAGCAGTTTCATTAATTGCAGATAAAAAGTATGCTTCCTCAGCCGCATTTAATAAAATCCCATGACCAGTATCATCTTCATTTAAAATTTTATCTCCAGCGTCAGCCGCAGTGTCTTGCACTATGAAAA